AATTATATGAAAATTCAGATTGTTACAATTGGTTACTAAGGCATAAGGAGTGGTTACAAAAATGGAAAAAGAGAAGCTTAATAAAAAACAGCGGTACGCATTGGACACAATGCTATCTGGTAGTAATGTTTTCCTTACAGGAGATGCAGGAACAGGCAAGACAACGGTTATTCAGACATTCATTGATGAGGCGGAAAAAGCTGGTAAAAGTGTTCTGGTATCTGCTACTACCGGAATAGCTGCGGACAATATCGGATACGGAGCAACTACTGTACATCGTGCGTTGAATATCTCAATTAAATTTGAGGACTACAAGAAAAAAGTGAAATCCAGAGCTGAACTGTTAGAAGAAGCAGACGTTCTTATCATTGATGAAATCAGCATGTGTCGGTTCGATCTGTTTAATATGATTGCGAAGACAATCATCACAGAAAACGAAGAGAGAGCCGTTGGAAGATTATTGGAAAGCAGCGACAAGGAAGATGTGCAGCTTATTGTAATTGGTGACTTCTATCAGCTTCCACCGGTTATCACGATAGATGACCGTAAAATTCTCTGCCGGATGTATGGATCTGATTATGGAAAGGGTGGAAAGTACGAACACGGATATGCTTTCGTGTCTGAATACTGGAAAGAAATGGGGTTTGAATATATCAAACTTGATGAAGTATGCAGGCAGAATGATGAGGGATTTAAGTATGTGCTGAATGATATTAAATATGGCAACAATATTAGAAAATCCATTGCATATCTGGAGAATAATGAATCAGACAAAGTAATACCGGAAGCACCGTTTCTGGTTGGAACAAACGCTGAAGCTGATCGGATTAACAATACCTTTCTTGATAAGTTGGATAAAAAGACGGAAAAAGTGTTCCATGCAGCAGTTGACGGCGAGCTAACATCTGCCGATATTAAGAACATTGCATTTGCCAGAGAGGACTTAATTCTTAACATCGGTGCAAAAGTGATGATTACCGTCAATGATCTGTACGGAAATTACGTAAATGGAACAATCGGCATTATCCAGAAAATTGTGGACAACGGAGAATTTGAAGAATCTTATCTGGTCATCAAGACTGATAAAGGTAAAACAGTTAACTTGTACAGATACAGTAAAGACATTGAGAAACAGGTTATTGAGAAATCCGAACAAGAAAAGGACGGTCAGAAGATCGTGAAAGAGAAGATTGTCCGTAAGAAAGTTGGATTATTCTCTCAGTTCCCGGTAAAACTTGCATGGGCGATTAGTATTCATAAATCACAGGGACAGACATTTGAAAAAATCAACATTGATCCTTGCTGTTGGGATCCTGGACAGTTCTACGTGGCTGTTTCCCGGGCTAAATCAGCTAACGGCATACATTTTATCAGGCCGATAAAACAGAGCTATATAAAGGCGTTTAGCAAGGATAACGAGCGACTTCTTGAACGGAGTTTTGAGGTAGAAGAAGGTGTATAAGTATGAGAGTGACGCATGAGCAGATACCGAACACCATAAAGTTTTTACAAATCGACTTTCCGGCACTGGTTCTCCAGACTGCCGGAATAGAAGAAAAGGACGAATACTGGCAGCAGGTAGTCGAGCAGATACACGTTGTATCAGACAAATATAATAAAAACGGCTTTGTGGATCATATGCTTACAGCCTATGCGGATTATCTGGACAAGATGCATAAGAGAGCTAAAAATCTGAACAAGGAGAAAACCAATGAACAAAATGAAGGAGTATGAGCGAGGGAGAGAAGACGGTCTTGACCTGGCACTCAGAATTGTTAGAGATGGCGGTATAGAAGCACTCGAGAGGGAAATAAAATTCCGAGGGATTACAGGAGTACATACCTCTTTAGCCAGTAAGGACCTGGATAAAGCTGCACAGAAGATCAAAGAAATGACACTTGATACATTTACAATCCTTGGAATTGCCGTTTTGCATGATGATTTCGGATTTGGACAGAAACGCTGCCAGAAATTCATGGATGGCATGGACAGGGGGGCTGATTATCTGATGGATGATATGGCAACCTGGGAGGATTATAGAAGATCAATCAAAGAGGAACTGAACCTTGATTTGAGATTCCGCATTAACGATTAAGTGAGGTGTTATTGATGGGAAAATATAATACAGAGCGTAAACACAAAGAGGGGCAGGAGATGTATAAAGCGGTGTATCACTTTATCTTGAAATATTACCGCAAACACCACTACATGCCGTCCACAAGAAATATTGCAGATGGATTAGACATTTCAATGGCTACTGCCAGAAA